GACTTGATTGTTTGGTGACACAGTTTGCGATGTGCCTTGCCAAGCCTTCATTGCCATCATGAGTGAATGACTCATTGACAACTGCCTCGTAGAACTTTTGTGTTGCAGGAACCATTCGCTCTGCTGAGTTGGGATAAGCCACAACGGGCAAGCCCTCTTCATCGAGAACCATAAATGTTCGGTTCCATCTTGCGGGGTCGAAAACAATCTCTCGCACAGTGATTCGATTATTTCGTGCAGTTGAAATGATGGCTGCTTCGACTTCGGCCACCGGCACAAACCAACCTTGTTCTGCATTATCAGGCTTCTCCCATAATCCAATGACTGAGCAATGTGGCTTCTCTCCGCCTAGATACCAAGCGATTAAAGCTGTTGAGTCATTAGAGAATGAACCATCAAAGGCAAGAACTACATCTTCGCCAGGAATATGCGGTCTGCCTTCATAAGTTAAGGCTTCCCACGATCCTTGTGGAAGCCAAGCAGTTGTTGTGCTAACAAAGGTGTTGCATCTCTTGGTTCTAAATTCTGCTTCAGGTGTTCGCAATACTGCCGACTCAAAATCTTGAGTGTCAACAATGTCGCCAAGACCAGGATTAGCTTCTGCCCAAACTTGCGGGTTTCTATGGTCGGCATCAACGGCAGTTGGTTCCCACCAAGCAAAGAAGAACGAAGGGTCAGTCTTTTCGCCCTTGACTAATTGTTGTCCATATTGGTAGAGCGAATAGCAGAGTGAATCTTGGCCCGCCGAATCGCTCTTGATGCCCGCAGTTGTAATGCCGAAAAGTAAAGAATCCGCGCGAGCGCCACCGGCAAGGGATAGCGTGTTCCATAAATCCCACGATGGTTGCGCGTGGACTTCGTCAAAGATAACAAGCGGTGAAGGGTTGAGTCCTTCTTTTGTGTAAGCCTCGGCAGAAAGGACACGATACACACTCGCCTTCTCTTTGAACTCTATTGCATCGCGGTAGAGAACAAACATTGATGAAAGTTCTTCATCAAGTTCAATCATTCGCTTAGCAGTGCCAAAGACGATTCGTGCTTGATCTCTATCTGCTGCGCAAGAGTAAATTTCAGAGCCGTTGCCACCAAGAGTTAAACCTGCAAGACCCATTGAAGCTGCCAAGGCAGACTTGCCATTCTTGCGAGCCATTCCAACGAGCGCGGTTCTATGACGAAAGCGCCCATCTTCTCGGCGAGCAAGTGCGTGGCGCAGAAGTTCTTTCTGCCAATCACGAAGTATGAGAAGTTTTCCGGCAGGAGAAGCGACGGAATCCTTTGTCACTCGACAGACGGCCTCAGCAAACTTGGCATAGACATCGCCATCGCCATTGTCTTGTTCTGACTGTGGCACTGGCGTTAGCCAGCGCGGGGGCCAACTACTTTGAGTCATTCTTGTTTTGGATTATCTCTTCGAGCTTGGTTCTCGCTTTGACTTCAGCAACTCCCATCTTGCTACGATCTACGGGAGTCAAACCAAGTTGGCAAAGAAGTTTGAAGATTTCAGTTTCTATCGTTGAGAGCATTCCAAACAAAGGGTTGGCATAGGCATAGCCCTTGTCGGTGTAAAGGACAAAGTTTGCTTTCTTGAGTTCTTTTGAAATTTGTTTTTGCCTGCTCATTTTTTCAATCAGCGCGGTCAGCAATGATTCATCTGTGACCGCTATCCAAGGAGCAAGTCTGCGCAGCTCCGACCACTTTTCTTTTTGGACTTTGGTTAAGTGGGCAGGTGGTTGATGAGTAAGTTGAGGAAGCATAATGACCTTGTTCCTATCAGGCAGTTTTTCCCTGCCTGGATTACCCAACAAGCGTTTCAGTTCTGTTGGTTTTCTTGGCCTTCCGGCGGTCATATGATTTCCATTCCGATAACAATCTGTCACCTTTTGAAGAATTACAACTGCGGCAGGCTGGTGTCAGATTTTGCTTTTGGTTATCGCCCCCGCGATTGAGTGGAACTATGTGATCAACAGTTGCACAGGCTTGGTCACAGTAAGTGCAACCTTGACCCTGAGAAATCCATTGTAATCTCAAGATAGACATTTCGTGCCGAGTAAGACCAAGCACATTTCTTTCACGGAAATTTCTTTGAGCTTTGCGGGTGCGTTCTTCAAGAGGCGGTTTGCCACCGAACATCCCTTTGTGCTTACAAGGTTTCGAGCAATACTTTCTAGGAGATAGCCAACGACCAAGAATTTCAGCCTCACAAACAGTGCATTGACTTAGACTCTTCTTAGTGCGATTTCTTAAATTTTGCGCATCACTTTTACATCTTACGGAACAGTATTTTGTGTAGGCAGTCCAAGCATAAACTTGATTACAAAAGGAGCAAGTTTTACTTTGCGCCAATTTTCTTGCTTTTCGTTGCGCACTATCAAAGTTCCGCCTACACTTAGTCGAGCAATAAAGCCTAGTTCTCCGAGCTCTCAAGCAAGGAATAAATCCTTCACCACAAAACAAACATTCTTTCATTTGTTTTTTTAGACCCCCTAGGGTAAATTTCCCGACTATACCTACCAAGGAATACGCGGGGTGCTTTACGCGCCTGTTTCCCACACTTTTTGCCCCTACCCGTAGATGCCACGGGGGGTCAATTTAATTCTGTGCGTTTTTTCCTTTAGATGAATTACAAGAACGACAAAGCACTTGGATATTTTGCAATTCGTTTCTGCCACCATTTGCCAAACTAATTATGTGATCCGCCGTCAGGTCTTGAGTGCTATGGCACAGGCGACAAAATGGTTGCAACTGCCGAGCGAGCTTAGATAACTTCTGCCACTTGTAATCATATCCGCGTGCAGTTCGTGACGGGCGCAGTGCTTCTTTCTTTCGCTTACATTCAGCACAGAGATAAGAGTTGCGAACTATTGTTCCGCATTGTGCGCAAGGTCTAGGAAGTAATGCCATCGTGTTTCACTAAGTATTCTATTGCCATCGCTAGGCGGGTGGGTGAGTCCTTAAAGAATCCAAGACCCTTGTTGCAATAAGAACAAACAATTCCTCGCACAATAAGTGTGTCGTGATTATGGTCAATGATTAACTTATCATTGCTTTCATCAGCAGTGATTCCACATATAGCACAAGAGTTATTCTGTTTCTTTAAGAGTTCGTCATAGTGTTGCTTTGCTTCACGAACAAACTTTCTATGAATCTGCCTACAATGTTTGCAGATATTGTGGCGTTTGTTTGTTGCTTTATTTGTGAAACGAAACTCTGTTATCGGATATTCAGTTCCACACTTACGACACACACGCGATTCATTCGGCTTCCTCGTCATCATCTTCATCATCCGTTCCGAAGCCTGCAAGACGATCCTCAGTTGGAAGAGATAGATAACATTGCAGCGTTGCATTGACTGCTCTGCTCAATAACGACTCGATAGCATCAAAGGAAAGATTTTGGTCGGTTGTCATCTCTGACTCAACATCACCAATGCTTATTGTTATGCTCAACATTGTTGTAGCTCCAAACGCATATCAAGCAAATCGTCTATGAACTCGTCAACAATGTCGCGTTGGCGTTGAGTGTAATGAGGAAGGTTGCGTGCCTTGGTAGCGTGACCAAGAGCTTCATCGATTTCGTGGATGGATTGTTCCGAGATAGGGAACTCTGATAACGAAAGTGTAGCAGAGAACCTTGACAACATTCTAGGCATTTTGTTGCCTCACTTTCATTAGGGCTTGGAGATCGTAAGTCGAACCCCGTTTCTCAATTCCAAACTTTCTAACTGCTCGATAAACCTCTCGCTCTGTCATTTGTAGCCAAGCTGCAATTGCCTCGATGTCAAGAAAGAATCTGCGATTCGGATTGCTCATTGCTAGTGCCACCAATCTCAAGACCGACCAACTTTGTTTGCATCCAAAGCAACTGACATCTTGTGACATTTGTTCGACATCAATGACAACAAAACGATTGCAGTCATCAGTCGGACAAGGAATCCTTCTTGCCTGTTCTTTGAACTTTTTGGCGGCTGCACGACCCCTAGCGTGTAGCCCCCAAACTTCCCCTGCGAAGTCTAACGCCCACGGCTGAGTCAATGTCCAAGAAAGGTGGGCAATGTGGAACTCACAGGTTGCCAGGACTTCAAGGTCAGTCGTCGGCTCCCTCTTTACTAGCGCAGGCGGTGTCAAGGCCCTGTCGCGCCTGATAATGCCTTCCCACCCGTGAAGGATGGCAAGAAGGTCAGTAGCCATTGAAAAGTCCAAGGCATTGACATTGATACCGATAGAGCGTTCGGCGCTGACCGCGCCACTGCCGGTGCGTGATGGCTCAAGATAGAAGCCTGCCTCGAACTGCAACTGTGGCAACTCCTTCAAGGTAGCTCTCAGGCGACCGAAGCAACTGCGACACTCGGCTTCAATTTCTTTCTTACAGACTAAACATTGCATCAGAACGGCCTTCCTATGTAGTCGAGTTCTTTCCAATAGTTCGGCGGTGTCACTTCAAAGAGTTTGAATGAGGAGCAGTGATGCTCTCCCAAGATGACCGACCTCTTGGTCTTGCCCCACTTGATTCGGTTGGCACTTCTTTCAACCGCCTCAAAGGACACCTTGGTCTTGTGACACTCAAAGGTCATTAGGTTGTTGATCCGTTTAATTATCTCTTCCTCAATGGTGAGGACAGGGGTATCAAGTCGGCGAGCAAAGCCAGCCCAACTTATCCCTGCCCAAATGAGGGCTCCGCACCTTGAGCAATTTATAGGTTTGAAATCTTGATTCATAAACTAAACCTCATCGCTACTGAACCGAACCGAACCTGACCCCCTCTAAAGAGGGGGGTCAGAGGTTCGGTTGTGTCGGTTTTCTGTGACTTTTTGTAGGTTCGGTTAGGTTCGGTTAGGTTCGGTTCATTTTTAACGCTCAAAATGGCACTAAACTGAACCTGACCGAACCTGAGTAAGTAAAAAGCAGGTTCAGTTAGACAAAATAACCGAACCTGTCCAATATGTTGCTTCAGGTTCGGTTGTAATTGAGCGTGAATCACGATTTCCACACTGACACATCATTGGCGACAAATAACGACTTGTGAATATAGAGAAACTTTTGACCAACCTGTCTAACTCCTACGGAACCGGCATTGACTAGCGCATCCAATGCCATCTTGACCATATCGCTTCCCATTCCGATACCTTCATCTCGAAGGCGCTTCTTGATGTCATTGAAGTTCATCTCGTAGCCGTGCTTCTCAAGGAAGTTAGAAATCTGTTCCATTCGTTGATCCGCATTGCTTGTGACGATAGCGCCACCCGATATGGACACCGAAATCCCACCATCAGGAAGGCTTCTAAGGTTGGCAACGCCGACCGTCTTGGCATCGGGGCAGATGGCACGGACAAAGCCAGGCCTATCTTTGGTGCAAGTTATGTCAAGGGCTCCGTCAATGCCTCTGCCAAATGGCATCGCCACCGACACGGCAAAGGCCGCACCGTCAATGTCAGCTCTCTTGGCTTGGGCTCCGATGGCATAGTTGCCTCGGTTGTCCTTTGATTTGGTGACATGGTCGATGGTGAGAATGCCAGCGCCACCGATCCTTAGAGGCTTCAAGATTGTCTGCGAAAAGAAGGTGGCATCCTTATTCTTCTCTAAATCAAGACCCATCAGGTTCATCGCGGCATTGACACCATCAACGACAATCAGACTTGGCAGATAGGCCATAATCTCAGTCTTCATCAATTCGCCAACACCTGCTTCCAATTTGGAGTCAGGGTTTGCATACCTAAAGAACTTAAACTTATCTGTTGGCACCTTCATTGTCTTTAAGCGATTAAGAATGCCTCTTGCCGAGTCTTCAAAGTCTAAATAGAAGACAATGTTGTTCTTGGCAAGTTCTTGCCTTATCGCTTCCAATGCGAGCCAAGTCTTACCGCTTTCAGATTCGCCGAAGATGGCATTTATCTTGCCTGCATAGATAAGACAGTTGCCATCTTCTCGTCTAAGCATTGATGGCGCAGGCTCATCGGCTAGTTCTAGCTCTTGAATCTGTTTAGGTATCCAAGAGGATTGAAAGGGTTGGCCTTCTTCATCGTGGAGTTGAACTAGAGCAGGTGAGTGAACTTCTAAGGTTTGAAGCTCTTTCCTTGCCTCGCCATAGCCTTGCTCACGCAGAGTCTTGGCAGAGGCGGTGAAGTTGCCTTGATGTTCAACGATGGTAAAGACTGCAAACTTGCTATAACTTCTCTCAGCTTCAAACTGTGTGCTACTTGAAAAGACATAGAACTTGTCATTGCCTGCGTGATTAGTGGTGGCGCTTATGCCTTCGGACTTGCCTGGTCTTCTCCAAGAGGTCACACCTGCCTTGTTGGTATAGACCTTCTTCCAACCTAAAGGCTCAAGTATCTGATCCCAAGTGACTTTGGCGTTGTAATCATCGCCAGGAGTTAAATTGACACCTTTTGGCGCAAGTTCTTCGGTGACAAACTCAACCTTGGGAACTGAGTCAAAGGTTTCAAATAATTTGTGAAGTTGGTCGCGCTCGGCGAC